GCTGTTAGTTCCACCACCCAGCACGGTTAAAGGCGAAGGTTCTTTATCATAGTTTATAGTTGCAAATCCTGGAACGTTGTTTACATTAACAATTCCTGATTTGTATAGAACTGTTTCATAAAAAATTTGCATAGTATTTTGCATGATGCCTGTTCCGTCTGCCTGATCTAAAGTGTCGTGAGCAAAAGATCCAATTACAGGATTGACTAATGTCATTGATGTAAATCTTTGTTTGTGCAATACAAAAATTTCAATACCCTTTAGGTATGGCTTTTGCCTTTGTTTTGGGGTATCGAGACCGTACTTGTTTGTAGATCCTATGTATGCTGTTTTGTAATAGTCATCTTTTGTGTTGGAAATTTGTAGATCTGAATTCATACTTACACCGTCCGCAATAGTGTACTCGTAATACTTTTTCCAGAAAGCATTGACGGTATCAGCATGATCATCATGGAAAGTTATATTGACTGGCTCATATTGTATACGTGTGGCTGTGTACATTTTTTTATTGTATTGTATTTTCTCCTCAACATTGTAACCATATCTCGGAAGGTCGGCCGCTTTTACCAGCATGTTCAGTTGATATTGTTCATTTGATGTAAATGCAGTTTCAAATAACGATTCATCAAGATTAAAAACAACATGAAACAGAAACTTTTGTTTCGGCATCAGTTTAAAGTTGTCGTCTATGTATAATCGGGAGGCATGTCGATAATCTTTCATGCCTGGCAGGCCGTTTTGGAAACCCTGTAAGTAATCGTTAATTTTTGGCATACATGTTATTTATAGCCACAAAAAAAGCGCCTATAAAGACGCTTTCTCTGTTATAAATGCTTACGAAAATTACGCACCACCACCAGTACTTAAAGTACCAATAGTTCTTGCAACCGCAGTTCCTATTCCTGTGCCTTGTGGTGTTTGTATCGCGTTGTCGTATCTTACTGACAATGTGATTGTAGCAGGTTCTGATGTGTTGTATGCTAACGCATTATAGTTCACGTTCTCAACATACGCACCATATAATTCAAATGTTTCTAGAACAGTTGGTGCACTTGCTCCGTTACCACCGTCCAACATTTCAATTCTTCCTGTGAATTTGTAATCAATCCCAGAAGCCGCACTTGACTGTTCAAAGAAATCAAATTGTTTCTGAATCTGTTCACCAACTAGTTTTGATACTGAGTTGTTAACATCATCTCTCAACGTGATTGTGATTGGTTCCCAAGTGTGTTTACCTGCAACATATACTCTTGAGTTGTATACGTCTAGTGTAACTTGATCAAATGTCAAGTTAGGTCTTGTTATGTCCATCACCTGTTTAGTCAATTCTGATCTAGGTGTTGATACTCCAAAATTTTCCAGTATCGCTCTAAAACGATATTGTAGTTTTGGCATCAATAAACCTTGTGATGCTGAACTTTGATCGTTTGCTAAAGGTACTGTAAATTTTGATAAAGTTGATATTGCCATCTGTTTCTCCTATTTATTCAAAATTAGTTCCCCAATTTTGCAATTTCTCCTGTGTTTTTGATTCTTAATGGTATGTAGATAAATTCAACCGATTTTACTGGTTCAATTGCTATATCAACATACAATTCGTTCCTGTCTATTCTAGTAGCAGTGTTGTTTGTGTCATCACAAACTACCAAAAAGTCAAACAATGCTCTTTGTCCAACAAGTTCTAACAAGAATGACTCAACTGCGCCTTTTATTTCGTTTCTTGTTAATTCATCATTTGGTTCAAAGATAAACGGTTTAGCAATAGCATCTAATTGTGTTCTTAGGAACACTGCTAATCTTGACACGTTTATTCTGTCTAGTGCGGAAGTTGCCGTTGTTTTAGTTAGGTTACCAAAGTTAACGATTCCTGCGCCTGAGAAAAATGTTATAGGGTTGATTTGAACTTCATGCATTGAATCTCTCACTGACTCCGTTACAGATATTGTTTTGAATTCTCCAGTGGATGCATCAATATGTCCAACTGATGTAACATTATCAACTACCCCACGTCTTGTGCCTGCTGGTGCAAACCATGGGAACGCAACATTGTCGTTATTAGCCAACACTCTTGTTATCATGTGTGATGGTGGAACAACAATTGAATTTCCGCTGTTGTCTGTTGTTAATCCTGATGGATAAAACACTCCTAAGAAATCACTTGAACTGACAAGACCGTCTTCACTGTTGTCTGTTACACCTGCTGTGTTGTTAGCAAAGTTCTGTATGCTTGTTGCAGTACCTTCTAACCTTAATGGTGTATCACCAACAACAAATGCTGTGTTGTTTCTGTCAGTGTTTAAGTTAATCATGTTCTGGATCAATTCTGGATATCCTGGACATGTAATGATATTGTAACCTCTTTGATCTTCTCTCAAAGCCTGGTTGGTGTCTATCTCAGATTTTAATTGTTGCACAATCACTTTTCTCTGTGATTTCCTTCCAAAACATCCTGAACCATCAGCATTGTTTGCCGATTTAGTTACCCATCTGTCTGGGAAGTAACCGCCAACTGACTCGTTGTTAAACCTAATATTTCCTAAGCCTGAACTTCCTGAACTTGGATATTTTGTTTCTGTGATGTAATCGTTTTTGTACTCTTTGACATTGTATCCTGAACGTCTTGTGTTCCATAACAATATTCCTTGTGGGAATAAAGCTGGATCTGGAGCATCCGGATCTAAGAAACCATCTGACAATAAGTCTTTAATTGAACTTCCATCACCTGCCTGACTGCTGTTGTTAGCATTCTTCTCGGCAGTAGTCTGCCATCTAGCATCTGCGAAAACAATACCGTCTTCAGTTGTTTGGTCTGTTTTGTCAACTAGTTCAAACGCCGCTCCGGTAGTTGTTACTGCTACTTGGTTTGCTGTGTTTGTAGAACTTAAAGTTGCCGCTGTGTTATATCTATAAAGTTTTGGATAGTTTTCTAAGTCGCTGGTGTCAATCCATAAGTCATTGTTCACTAGTGGCGTTCCATCTGACTGAGTAGTAGGTGCTGTTGCACTAAACTGTGGGCCATTTGGATCTGTTGATGAATATGCTGTTTTGTATCCAACAAAAGTTGTTCCGTTGTGTGCCATGATGTCTGCTTCGTCTATCGAAGTGTCATACCATAATGCACCATCTGCCGGCTCATTTGTTGGAGAACTAGTTGATGCAGTGTAACTTAATCTTTTCCAGTTACTTGCCATCACCTCGTTACCTACAGTGGAATCTTCTGAATCACCAGTTGGTGTTACATATAGATTATCAATTAGTGTTGTTGAATTTTCAGTAAAGCCACCGTATGTGTGAGCATTTGAAGTTCCAAATCCTGCATCATCGAGTGGAGTTCCTGATGTGTTGTTCATTCTAAACTCACCACCCAATTTGTGTTTAATTTCAATTGCGCCTGTAAACTCACCTGTAGTAATAATTGATGCTACTAGGTTAGTAAAGCCCGCCGCCGCAAACGCTGTTACAAAGTCTTCTGCATCACCTAAAGTTGAACCATCACCAGATGTCATTGTTACTGTTTTAGCAGTGTCTAATGCTTCTTGATTTTTTAATGATTCTCTTACAGTGAATGTTTCATTTGCTGTGAAGCTTGGGAAAGTTGTTTTAGATCTAATGATAGTCTCTCCGCCTTCATATCTGAAAGTTTGGAAGTCACCCACGTTTGGTGTAGTATCTGATTGTCCATCTACTGATTGCTCAGTGATGTTAAATTGTGTATATAAGTCACCAACGCTTAATCCAGTTCCACCAGTTGATGGATCTAGTTTGAAAATGGCTTGATGATGTGTTGCATGTAATGGTGCAGATACTGTTGAAAATGCGCCACTTGATGCATTATATAATTTCGTTACTATATTTGCACCTGAATTTGCAGAAGTAGTTTTGAACCAAACTGATCCGTTAGGTCTGTCTTCGTCTGCTGTTTTCCAAGTTGGCCTGCTAGTGTGTGCCGCCTGTAAAAATTTAGGACCGTTGTTAGTACCTGCTGATATTCCCAATTCTGCCAATAATCCAGTACCTTCTTCGAACCTAATTGTGTTGAATCCAGATGATGAATCACCAAATCCTAAACCGTTGTGGAATATTTCTAAAGCACTTGTAGTTGTGTTGATGCTCGAACTTACTCCAGGAATGTTTGCATTGTTGATTGCTGTGTTTACATCTGATAATGCTGTGCCACCTGTCTGTACTTGCACACCATTGATTTGCATTGTAGCCGAGCCAGTCACTGTTGTTCCTGATGCAACTGTTTTCACAGGTAAAGTTAAGTGCCAAGCACTTGAACCAACGTTTACCCAAGTGTTGCTAGAAGATTTTTTGTAAATCTTGTTAGACACGTGTGTTGTGTTGATTGCATAATCACCCTGTGAACCGATGTTTGTTTTTGGTGCACCTGTTGAACTGTTTCCTACCAGGTCGGAAACTGAAGTTATCAATGTTGGTGTTTGTGCTGTAAATTTTTGATCTGTTTGTGACCATTCAAATAAACCATAACTGCTTGATGCAAGGTCAAACCAGTATGTGCCATCTGTGGGTCTTGCTGTTGGAGGATTTGCACTTCCAATTAATTCTGAAGTGTCAATGTTTACTCTTAAAATAAATGCCCTGTTTGCCACACCCAAAAATGAGTATGCCGCTTGTAATCCATATTCGTTTAATTCATAACCGTGAATTGGATTGTTAGATGCATCCGTGTAAAATTTTGGATCTCCAAATGTTTCTGTTAATTCTCTCTGAGACGAAATTAAAGTGACTGTGTTTGCATTAG